ATGGAGTGAATCTCGACCAGTCGTGGAGGGATAAAGCGCTCGGCGACAAAGCGATGGGGCCTGGAAACAGGAACGTGGTCGCAAACGACGACCGGGCGGACTGGACTGAAGTCTGGCAGCGGTTTCCTGGAGACGTTGCCTACGTCTGGCACGCCAGCAAGTTCTCCGATGTCGTGATGCAAAGCCTGCGGGAATCTGGGTTTGAGATTTGCCAGCAAATCATTTGGAACAAGTCGGTGATGGTCATGGGAAGAAGCGACTACCACTTCAAGCACGAACCATGCTGGTACGCCGTCAAGAAGGGACGCCAGCATAGATGGATAGGCGACCGCAAGCAAACAACCGTCATCGACGCGAAAAGCCCCAACCACATCATGTCTGGGTCTGACGAAGAAAAGACCGAGCATCCAACGCAGAAGCCTGTGGAGTGCATGGCCTATCTGATGAAGAACCACGCTGGCTCCGTCTATGACCCCTTCCTTGGCTCCGGCACCACGCTGATCGCCGCCGAGCAACTGGGCCGCAAGTGCTACGGGATGGAAATATCGCCGGATTATGTAGCAGTTATTCTTCAACGATGGGCAGATTTTACTGGCAAGACCCCTGAATTGGCGGAGGTATAAATTGGCCGTAAAGAAAAGACGACCAGGCCGACCGAGCAAAGAGCCCAACGGCGAGCAGCGCCAGCAGATAGAAACGCTCGCAGGGTATGGATTGACCGAAGAGGAAATCGCCAGTGTCATGCGGTTAAGTATTCCGAGTATTAAAAAGTATTGTAAAGATGAGATTTTTAGGGGCCGAAACGCTGCAAAGACTTTAGTTACCCAACAATTATTTGCGAATATAAAAAAGGGAAAAGAGGCTTCTATATTCTTCTGGCTAAAATGCCGGGCTCGGTGGAGCGAAAAGGCAGGAGAGGGCGAAGGTACCTCACAGGAACTTCCAGCGATAATGATTAATGTTAGAACACCGGACAGGCTCAAAGGTGAACAGTAAAAACATAGAGGTCGCATGGTGGGCAGCCGATGCGATAGCCGACCAAAAGGCTAACGGTTTTTTCATTCATGCCGGATTAGGCGCGGGTAAAACCTTTGGGATTTGGCAGTGGCTGTACTCTAGGCAGATACTCAATAAACGATGTAAAGCGCCTATCTATTGGTTCGTAATGCCGACTCACGGCAAGGTGCAAGATACCGCTATTCCAAAATGGTATATTTTCGCAGAGAGCTTGGGGCTCAGAGAGGGCGAGCATTTCTATCTTTATGAATCCCGACCCTATCGGCTAATTTTAAAGAATAAAAATCAATTAATCACGACCTACTTTCACAGCGGGGACCGACCTAATTTAATGGTGGGCACCGAGATCGCAGGGCTCGCAGAAGACGAAGCGGGCGAACTAAAATTTGAGGTATTCGAGCGCGGAGTTACCAGGCTAAGAGATAAATCGGCCGATGTGCTGCAGTACATGATCGGAGGCGCTCCCCAGGGGATGACCTGGTTTGCTGATTACGCCAATTTTACAGGCTATAATGCAAAGCGAAAAGTGAAGAGCTATGAGGTGTGGACAGATGACAACCTGCACAACTTGCCGACCGGGTATATTGAAAATCAACTAATGCCGATGATTGAACACAACCCAGCCAAGGTAGCATCTTGGAGATATGGCAAGTTTACCAATTTCTTCGAGGGATCAGCTTACACCGATTTAAACCCGTATTATTTTCAGGCGGTCGAGCCTCATCCATCATCTAAAATTATTTTAGCATGGGATAATAACGCCCCTCTGGCTTGGGTAGCTATGCAGGAGCGGCGGGGCGATACTTCGATGAATTTAGCAATTACCCGGGAGAGCCGAGGGAATGCCCGATTGTTGGTCGATGCCTGCGTGGATTTCATCACTCAATTTGAACCGTCGGCGGGGTGGAGAGATACTCCCATTGTTATCGAAGGCGATGCCGCTTTACATTCGCCAAGCGTAAGGACACCGGGCAGCGGGTATGAGGAGATAGTTAAAAATCTAAAGGAGGTTTATACAAACGTGAGCCTGTCAGCCAGCAAATTTAACCCGCTTCAGGAAATTAGAGTTGAAGCGGTCAATAGAGCTTTCAGTTATAACCGAATTTTAATACATCCAAAATGCGAGAAAACCATCCGCAGCTTTCAGCGGGCATCCTGGAAAAAGGACGGTAGCCGAGAGCTCGCAAAGCCCAGCGGCGAGGATGTTAATGCTTACTCGGACGCGGCAGGGTATTATATCGTTAAGTGGATTGGTCAACAATTAAATAAAACATCCGCCCATAACCAGAGGACCATTTTACTATGATCAGATTTTATCAACATCCCGAATTTAAACAGAACTATCTCTCCTGGCAGAAATACCAGGATTTTTTCAATGGCGATAACGAGACCATAAAGAAGTATTTGCACAGGTACGCACTAGAGGACAATTCGGTTGATGGTCGCAAAGCATGGGAGCAACGATTAGGCCGCTCTTACTATGTAAATTTTTGCGAGCCTATTATTTCAATTTGGATAAGTTTATTATTTAAAAAGCCCGCCAATATTACCAAAGTTTTAGATGTATTCACCGAGGAGGAACTAGAGAATATTGACGGCAATCACACGCCATTAGATTTATTTATCCGCAATTTTGCAACCCAATATCTGAAATACGGTAAGGCTTTCATGTTTGTGGACGCCCCAACAGGTCAGAGCCGCAGCGCCGAGGAAGATGAAGAAATGGGGCTTAGGCCATACGGCGAAATTTGGACCCCGCTAGAGGTTCCAGACTGGGAAATTGAAACTATCGCAGCGGTGAACCGTGGTAATTTTAACGCTATCCATCAGCAGTTTATCAGGATTCCACCTAGAACATCCTTGAGCGAGGAGCCTCGCCTAGAGCTTGTAAGACGTGAGGCCAAGATGACCGAGCAGGGCTATACCGTCACAATCTACAAGGCGATGAATGAGCAGATTTCTACCAGCAATTTAACCCCAGAAATGTTATTTGCGATTGGATTACAGCCAGAAACAGCTTGGGTTCAAGATGGCGATCCGATTGTTATTCCAGAGATTACCGAGATTCCGGTGTGTGTGGGCAACGATAGATCCTGGTTAAAAGAGGTTCAGCCGTTATGCGAGCGATATTATAATCTAGATTCTAACCACGATAATATAATTTACTTTCAGGGTTATGCTAGAATCGCTATAGCTACCAATCAAACCCTAGCATCAATTATGCCCGCCTCAGAGTCCACAATGATGAGGCTCCCGGAGGGCGCAACAGTCACGCAAATAACAGCCGAAGATCCGACCGCATCAGAAAAGAACAGAGCCGATATCAGAAACATGATTTTTAGGGTAGGACTTAATCAGCCGCGCCAATTGGACGGCAGCAGTCAGCAAGTGCAGAGCGCCGAGACCATCAGGGAGGAGCGGGAATTTACCCTAGCACTAGCAAAAGAAACCGTTAGTGACATCGAAAATTTAGTTAATCAGTTTATTGAAAACTGGGCGATGTTTAAACGGAAGCCAGAATATGAAGGCAAGATTGAACTGAATAAGGATTTTAGCTCAGAGGATTACAACGAATTTATTCAACTCTATACTGCCTTCTCTGATAGGCGGGCACTGTATCCGACCGCCTCAAAACAACTCGATAAGATGCTGATAGAATATTTAAAGGTGCCAGAAACGGTCCAGGCCGAAATTAATCAGGAGATTGATGCAACTGCACCATTAACACCGCAGGCGACCACAGCGATTAGAAACACTCTTTTAGGCGGCTTATAACGAATGGTCGATAAGTACCGAAGAGATGCTTTAGAGATGGACCGTTTACAGGAACGGGAAGCGGCATCGCTTGGGGTAGAGGTAGAGCGATTTTTGCTTAAAGAACTACCCAGGATTTTAGAAAGGGTTAGGCGGGGAGATTTACCGTCGCTTGAGGTAGCCAAGATTCTTAATCAAATGGAGTCGGAGTTAAGGGCGGCAGGGCTTGAACGTATATTTGAAAAATTAGCCAAGAGCTATAAAAAAGAATTGGATTTATTGGCAACCCAATTTAAGCAATCGACCGGCAAAGATTTGGTCTTATCGGGCACCGATATTACAGCCATTGAAACGCTGATAACTTTTGAGACTACCGCGCAAATAAACAATGTCAGAACCCAATTAGACAGCATTAGAGCCGCTATTTTTAGACAGGCCATAGCAGGAGTAAGACCAGACGTTGATCGTATCGTAGCCGAGGCGGGAGAGGCCACAGCGGGCCAGATAGAAACCGAGATCAGGACCAACATGGCAGGATTTCAGCGGGCGGTTACTCTCAGCAAAGCCGCGGAAGTGGGAGCAGAATATTTTCTTTACATTGGCGGAATAATTGAAACGAGCCGAGAATTTTGCAGAGAACGAGACGGCAAAGTATTTACAGCCGAGCAGATAGCCGCATGGGATAACGGCCAGGGATTACCAGCAGACATCTATTTAGGCGGGTATAATTGTCGGCACAGCCTGCGACCAATTTCAAAAGAATTGGCAAAAGATTTAGGATATATTTAATTTTGGAGATTTAATTTATGGCAAATACATCAACCCTAGTTGGCACTCTTCCGATTTCCTGTTACGGGGGCAGTTCTATTTTTATGTATACGGTAACAATCGACACGGTAGACACCGATTTGACAGTAAGAACAGCAGCAGCGGGCAAGATGCATGGCATAGTCGGCATGGTGCATGATGATAACACTAACCATATTATGACGTTTAAGAGTAACACTACTTCGATCGCTCGATTTGAAAAAACAGCATCATATCAATTCGTTATCGGCGGCGGTATTGTCGCGGCTACAAAGCCAGGCGAGGCTCTAGTTATTAGATCCTCAGCGGCGGTCGATTTACTTTTAGTTTACCTTATAGAAACGGATCAAATTCTTATCAGATGAAATTTGGGATAAAGGTCGACGGTCGTCTATTGGCGGTCGACCTACAGAAAAATCTAGATAAGCAAGTGGAAAGGGCCGTAGAGTTGATGGCTCAAGATGCTATTGGCGTTATTAACCAGAGAACGGTGAGCGGCAAAGATGCCGACGAGAAAAGTTTTGTAAATTATTCTAAGGAATACGCTAAAATCCGGACGGATAACGGGCGACAAACTAAGCCGGTTGATCTTTTGTGGACCGGCGGGATGTTGCGATCTATGCAATATAAAACCAAAGAGGACGGGGCTAATATGGTCGCTGAAATATTCTTCAACGATGCAACCGAGGCCGATAAAGCAGCCGGACTGATGAAGGGCGTGAGGCGCAAAGACGGCAAAGATAGTGCTAGAAAATTTTTCGCATTCGGCGAAAAGCTAATTAATCGATTGACCAAGATTTATGGTAAGTCGATCAACTTTAAGGAAGCCAACAAATGAGTGACCAAACAAAAGAACCAAATCAGCAGACAAGTGCGGCCGATTTAGCCGCAGAGGTGGAGCGTCTAAAACAACAGAATTACAACCTACAAGGCAAGGTCGCCGATTTCGATAAGAAGTGGGCATGGGCCAAAGATCAAGATCCAGAGCAAATTAAAACCAGATTAACAGACTACGAAAAGATGAGAACCCAAAACACGGGCGGGGACGCTAACGCTATAAACGCATTAATTCAGGAAAAAGAAGCCGAAATCCAAAATCGATTTAGTAGGAAATTAACCGAGATTGAGACCGAGAACGGCAATTTAAAGGGCGAAGTTAAGAATCTGCGGGTAACTTCCGTCGCTATGCAAGAGGCCGCCAAATTCTTTAACGCGGACGGATTGCCGCTTTTAAAACCTATCATTGAATCCCAGACCGATTTTATTGATGGCAAAATAGTGGTTTTAGAGAACGGGAAACCCAGAGTGAGCGGCAAAGATCCTCGCAATCAAATGGACGTAGCAGAATGGCTTGAGCTACTTACTAAAGATTATCCATCTATCGCAAAATCATCAGTAGTGGGAGGAGCACAGCAGCCAGGCCAAAGAGTGACTGGCAGCGGCACAACCCTATCGGCTAATGAATACAAAAAATTGGGCGCGATGGACCAGCAAAAATACATGAGAAGCTTACAGCCAGCCGAGCAAAGAAAGTTATTAAACAGTTTAATTAATATAAATTAAGGATTTAACTCATGCCAACAATTAACAAAGATGTGCATACTTTTGAGGCAGGATTAAAAACAAAAGTAGCAGTAAACAACGTGAATGACACAACTCCGACAG